ATCGCATGAAACTGCACTCAAAACCCTTGATTTCTGAGCTCAAAACATTTGTGGCCATGGGCTCAAGCTACGCTGCCAAGCCAGGAGAAACAGATGATCTTGTGATGAGCAGTTTGTTAGCAGTGCGCATGCTCATGGTGTTACAAACATATCACGCAGACCTAAACACACACCTTAAAGATCATGCGGACAATCAAATTGAACCCATGCCTTTTATTGCAATGATGCGATAATGCTAAATATACAACTATGGCACAAGAACTCAATATTGAACAAAAACTAGCGGATTTGCTGGACACCCGTGATTTCTATCCTGAAACACTGGGCAAAGACGGCCGTCCTGCTGATGCCGCAGAAGCCAAAACATTTACATTTGACTACATCAGTGGATCTGGCAAGAATTACGGCACCATGGTTATTGTGCTGGCCAACGACAATGAAATGATGATCATGTACGGAGACAACCTTGGCAAGACCATGGAAGACCCAGATGATCGTGATGAATTTTTTGAATTCCAACAACAGTTGATGGAACTGGCCAACCGCAATCGCTGGGATGGCACACTCATGGACATCAGCAAGCTCAAGCGAGTACAAGCAGGTATTGCTGCCATCAAAGAAGGCCTGTTTGAAGGCTATTATGGAAACAAGCGCACCAGCTACAGCGGTGAGCCTACAGAAGCACGACTGGTAATCAACCACAATCGTATGCTGGGAGAAAACGACAAACGTTATCGTTATGTGGAAAGTTTGTTTATTGAAACTGCTGATCGCGAACGTTTTAAATTGGCTTTTACCAATTTAGCAGGCGGCCGTGCCATGCTAGAACATGTGCGCCAAGGTGGCAAGCCCTATGACATTCGTGGCAGTCACATCAACGAAATGGTCACTGAGATGAAAGTGCTCAGCAGATTTAATCGTGCCAGTCAAGGCCGTGTGGTAGAAGGCGTCACACAAGAGATTACTGAACAAGCACACACATACTATCAAAGTCTGCGTGAGAGCATGAAACGCATGGGCACACCACGTGGATATGCCCACTACTTTGAATCTTGGCATCCTGCTGAGATTGGTGAGCAAGAAGAACTAGTAGAAAACATCAAAACAATGTTTATTGAACAAACATTGGACACACGAATCGAAGAGGCTCTGCCACTATTGGCTCGTATACAACAACAAGGAAATGCTATGAAAGAAGCAGATATATTTGAATCGTGGATTAACACCCTGGCCGAAGGTACATGGAACCTGCCAGAAACACCTCAGCAGTTGCAAAAGCTCAAAGAAATGATGAGTAAAGAACTTGTTGTGGGCCCAGATGCTACCAATGCTACAGAACAATTGTATGACCTAGTGGGCGACGATGAATTGTTTGATCGTCTCGGTGAGCTAGCCGAGCGTGATCCACGTGCCAATGCCTGGAACGACACAAAAGTCATGGCCCGGTTGCAAGAACTAGGCATTGACACAACGGGTCAAGAACCTGCTGGTGTAGAACCTGATGGTACAGAACCAGGTATCCAGCCTGAGCAACCAGTGACACCCACACAGGACATGCCCGAAGAGCCCCCAATGGCTCCAATCAGTGAAGCGGATGACATAGCTACATTCGAAAGTCTCAATGCCATGCGCAAGGCAGCAGGACTGCCTGTTGTGGAAAGCCGCAATGCAGAAGGCAGCGAATACATTGACGAACTGGTGGGCAAGGTCCTGGCACTTGAAAAGCCAGGAATGAGTACAGACCGTGACAACGATGATTTCTACAAAGCCGTGTACGATGAATTAGTTGAAATAGGCATGACTCCAAAAGCAGCTCGTTACAAAATCAATTACGATGAAGACTTTATAAGTGATGTGGCATCAGCATATCACCATTTTACTAGTCACCCTGAAGTCAAGGAAGGCGCAGCCGTTGACGCATACATGGCAGGCAAGAGTCCAGCACTGGCTCACTTTGCTGACCAACTGGATAAAAGTCATGAAGTAAAAGAAGGCTCATGCAACATGACCACAGAGGGCGAGTACTGTCCTGAGCACGGACTCATGGAGTGTGGCAGCATGTACGAAATGGGTACAGTAGCAGGCAGCATGGCTCCTGTTATGGGCGAAGGCGCTGGATCAAAATGGTATGTTACACACGAACTAAGAACAGGTGATGCAGATCGTGTTGCCGGCCCTTTTGCTGATCAACAACAAGCACAGGCCTGGATGAATGATAACTTGCCAATGCATTTGGATGATGAAGGACAATATGATACATCTGAAGTTTTTGAAGGCAACGATGATACTGAAATTCGTCCTGGTATGCGAGTATCTCAGGGAACAGTTGTCAAGGTAAATGGAAACACTGTTACAGTAAAGGCATCAAACGGTGATATGATGACTATGAACATACATGATGTAGATCAAGGTGTAGCCGAAGGCAACGATGATCCCATGAACAGCAACAGTGCTATCACAGGTGCCTACTATGAAAGCAAATCTGATGATGCATTGCTGGCTAGAATAAAAAGTCTGGCCTTGATAAAATGATTTAAATATGGGCATGCTAAACTTTAGTAATGCCCAACAAATCCTCCCCACAGTCTGGCGCTTGCCAGACTTTTTCTTGGATTATGAATCTGTACGTCATAGTTATCGCAGTCCAGAACAATCATGGACAACCCAGTATCCCAATCGATTGTTAACACCCTGGGGCTCTAATGCCACATTGGAGTCTGCACTGGCACAGGCACCTGCACTAATCAAACAGTTGACAAATCATTTGGTGCAACCACAAGTGATCTATTCAAGTGTTGATCTATCAGGCAGCAAGATTATGATGCATAGACTGCATCCAGATATCAAATGTTTTATTCAAGTGTACATGGGGGAAGAACCTGCGCCTGAACTATCCAGTGTGTTCTGCAACAACTTAACTGTGAATGCTGACCATGCCAGTGACTATGCAGATATTTCTGAATTCAACACAGCAGATTTGATCAAAATAAAATACCGACCCAACGACGCCTGGTTAATGATCAATCAACCCAGATGCTTCTTTGGAACAGCACATGCTGTGGCACCCAATGCGGTGCGTGAAACGGTGAACTTACACTTTGGCGCGGAACTGCCAACAAGCACTTAACCGTGTGCCAGTGATGGTATCTACGTGATGCTCTTTGAGATCACTGTTTAGATTAATGTAACCCGTGTTGGGCACAAAATCAATCCGTGTGCGTGGTGTGCTGTGTGTAAATTCAGTTCCATGAACATCGCCGTGCGTCCACAAATACACTTGATAAGTCACTACCAGTAATCCTGCATCTGAATGATACGGACAATGCCAGTTACTCAAATCCAGCCACATTTTGCATTCTGCAGGCATGAGCTTGATACCAGTGATCTTTTCCAGAGCAGGCATTATCTTGGGAGCCATGTCCTGCAGGCGTTTTAGTGTGGGAGACTCAGACGTGAGTTGTAGTCGATATTCTAGGCAGTCTGCGTGTCGATGCCAGGCATCCGCATGATTCAAATGTGTGGTGGATAGTTCTCGGAACGTTTCGTCACTAAAGCAGTTTTTTACCTCCCACAGGTGGTGAGCAACTGAGTGAACTTCGGCATCTGCGTCGTATATTTGGTGTGTGGTCATAACAATATTTACTTTGGAAACAGTCCGTGGACGTTTTTATAGTTTGCTCTAGAACAAACTTCGACAAGTCTTTTTTGCAAAAATTTTGAAATATCAGCCAATTGTTGGTCAGTCCACCCAAGCATGATCTGATGATTATGATCAAGTACGTCTCGGAAATGTGCATAAACAAATCTAGGATCAGTTTTGTACAAGCGGTCAATTTGAGCCCATGCCATTTCTAATCGAATTTTATCATTGGGCTCGTTATCATAGCTTTCGTCAACGATATCGCCATGGAATGTGCGAAACCCTAGGCTACGTAGATATCGAAGAATACCAACGCCTGCTACTAATATAAAAATTCGTTTGGCAAACACACACTTGCCTATTTTTTCAGTAATAAACAAGTTTGAAGAACCAGTATCAGCAGTTTCGCACACAATGCTGTACCAACTGCTCTGATAAATTTTCCAAGGAACTATGTTACTCATCAACAGCTCGTTATTTGGAAGACCAAATCCTGGTCGATCTAATAGTCTAGTTGAATACCGTTCAACAGCAGACCCATTTTGTGTGCTAATTTTAAATTGCTTTACTACATCTTCTTCCAATTCTAATAATGCAGGACTAGCATAATCTATAATAGTACCATAGGTAGCAACCTTGCCGGGCACCAGTTGCTCAACTGCCTTCCAGTCAGGGTTGCAATGCGGATTTGGTTGTAAATTGATCAATGCTTGATCAGCAAACTTGCTATCTAACAAATGATAAAACAATCCAAGCCTAATGGGCTTGACTGTGCCTATTAAACAATCAAACATGTATTTTCTAAAAGGTACTGTTTGCTCAGACACATCAATAAACTTGTTACCAGATGCCACGTATGATAAAAAGCTATGATGATTGGCAAATATAAAATCTGGATCAGGATCCGTATAATTGTTGTAGCCTGCTACCATGAGCACAATCCGGTCAGTGTGTAATTGCCTACATACTTCGCCGTAGATAACCGGCCACCAGTCTTTCATCTGCTCCGATGTGTACACTATCACCAAATCAGCCCACCCCAAGTGTAGGTCAGCAATGTCGCTCTCTGGATTAAACAGAATCTCAGGTTTTGTCCAAGGTCGACGGATTTTTTCGTAGAATAACATTGCAATTTTTTTTCTTGAATCCCGAGCAAGTTGCTGAGCTAGATGCCCAGATGGAGGATTTGATTCTCGAGAAATTTCTGCGTTTGGGAAAAACTCTATGCCTTTTATAATTCCTCGATTAAACTCCCACCAACAGTGAGGATCCCACACATAGTATTCAGTATTTTTTATATGCAAAGGACTTGTGTACGGAAGACCATTTTGGTCAGATCGATAAAATGTTTTATCAGCATGTAACGGGAACACATCACTTAAAAATTTATGTTGGTACACAAAGTCAGCAATTCTTGCTAATTCGTCAGTGGAGTATGTTTGCATTAACTTGGAATTGAATTCCAATACCGGTTGATAGTATTCATATACTTTAACTGGATCCATGGCCGCTAACTTCTTGACCTGTTCCCATGCCATACTCCATCTGACTTGGTGGTCGCCATGATCGTCGTAGCTTTCATCAATGATGTCGCCATGGAATGTTTGGAATCCTAGACTGCGCAAATATTTCAGAGTTCCAGGCGCATTGAACATAACAAATATCCGTTGGGCTAACAAACACTTGGCTGTTTTTTCTGTTAGAAAATTGATGTTGTTCCATACTGGATTAGTTTCACTAACAATGCTGTACCAGGAGTTATCGTAAATGGTCCATGGCATCAAGGTTGATGCTGGCATACGTCCCAGTTCCCAATCAGGAATTCTACGATTTGAATACCTATCAGCAAGTGTAACTGCGTTCTGCTTGAATTGTTGTATACGTGTTTCTTCTAGTGCAAACAGTTCAGGAGTTGCATAGTCATCAACTTCGCCGTATTTGGCAACCAGGTCAGGCAACATATTTTTAACTGCTTGCTGATTTGAATGATTGAGATCAGTATCGGGGAATGGATGTATACTAAACAACGTTTGATCATAAAACTCGCTGTCTCGAAGATTGTAATACAACCAAAGTCGAGGAACTTTTACTGTGCCCATCAGTGCATCAAACAAGTAAGTTTTGTGTGCTGTTGGTTGCCTGTGGTGTTCAGGTTGACGATTGCCACATGATACAAAGTTAAAAAAACTATGTTGAACATAACAAATACTAGGATCTGGATTCTCATCTCCTATGTGTCCGCCTATTAGATATATAATTCGGGCAGTTCCTAACTGAGTTTCGACTTCTTTGCGATAGGTATTCCAATCTATAGCCACTGGCTCAGAGGTATAGACTATGACCAGATCGTAGTCATGACATGATACATTAGATTCCAACATGTCAGTATACCAGCTCTCTGTGGTCGATAATCGAATACTTTCGTGTCGTATAAGTGCAATTTTTTTTCTATTGTCGTACATGTCCAAGTCAGGAGGATACTGAGTGCAGTGTATCTCGGACTGATCAAACAACGGAATCCCTAATCGTTCAGATAACCGGTACTCGATCCACTCAGTCCCTTCATTGTTGCCACCAGGGTACCAAATAACATATTTGTTCATAGAGATACTTATCGATAGAAAACTTCACCTTTTACTATTGTGATGCTAAATAAAAACGTATACAATACAACTTGTATGCACAGGCAACTACACATCTAAGTTTTTAGATAGGCATATAACATAGGCAACTTAACAAGGAGAAACACTATGGCATCATTAGCAGACATCAGAGCACGACTACAGGCAGCAGAAGGCAACAAAGGCGGACAAGGTTCGCAAGGTGGCGGGGACAAATCAATTTACGCACACTGGAACATGGAAGAAGGCCAATCGGCTACATTACGCTTCCTCCCTGATAGTAACACAAAAAACACATTCTTCTGGCAAGAACGAGCAATGATTCGTTTGCCGTTTAACGGCGTCAAAGGAGAAATGGATTCTAAACAGGTCATGGTACAAGTACCCTGTGTTGAGATGTGGGGCGACGCTTGCCCGATCTTGGCAGAAGTACGCACCTGGTTCAAGGACAAGAGCCTTGAAGACATGGGTCGTAAATACTGGAAAAAACGTTCATACATTTTCCAAGGTTTTGTTCGTGAGAACCCAATTGGTGACGACAAGACTCCAGACAATCCTATTCGCCGATTCATCATTGGCCCTCAATTGTTCACACTTATTAAAGGTGCGTTGATGGATCCTGAACTGGAAGAATTGCCAACAGACGCACTGCGTGGCCTGGATTTCCGTATTACAAAAACACAAAAAGGCGGATATGCCGACTACAACACGTCAAAGTGGGCACGTAAGGAATCTGCGCTGACAGAAACTGAGCAAGCCGCAATTGAAGCACACGGCTTGTTTGACTTGAGCACATTCTTGCCCAAGCGTCCAACAGACACGGAGTTAAAAGTTATCAAAGAGATGTTTGAAGCGTCGGTAGATGGCAAACCGTATGACACAGAGCGTTGGGGCCAATACTTCCGACCAGCAGGTGTTAACGCACCAGCAGGTGGCAACAGTGGTGTAACCGAGGACGACATTGTGGCTGCATCAGCCCCAGTTGCCAAGTCAGCACCTGCTCCAACACCTGCTCCGGTAGCAAGTGCATCACCATTTGATGACGAGGAAGAAGCACCAGTTGCTACAGCACCAGTTGCTAAACCAGCGGCTACAGGGCAAAATGCACAAGACATCTTGGCAATGATTCGAGCACGTCAAAACAAGTAATGCTTGCATTGTGCTACCATAATGGTGCATTAGGGCACACAGTT